TTGCCGACTATGCGAAAGTCGGCGCGGTTGGACTCACATAAATTCCGCAGGGCGCACTGAAGACTGGCGATACTTCCACCCAAAAGATCAGGTGGTATCTCATTGAGGTAAACCCAGTCTTTTTTCTTCAGGAGCCACTGGTGTAGGACTTCGCGTTTGGTGATTTTCATGGCCGCAACCAATCAAACCATCCTTGGTGTAAACCGTAGTCAACTAAAAAAATAGCAACTGCAACTGCAACCATGAATGCAAAAAAGAACTGCGCAGATTGCATCCGTGTCAGTGGTATGTATTCATCACGCTCGATCTCCGGTATATGGGATTCCATGTGTGCCTTGTCCCGTTCAGTTGGTTGTTTCAGCATTTGATGCCTCTCGATTCGTATTTGAGAAAGTCTTCAGTGCGGTTAAACGGCAGGGCATGGTTCGGCAGCTTGGGCTTCCACCCGTGCTTACGCCATGTGACTGTGACATCAGTGCTGACCGCGTTACGGTAGACGAAATTGGGCCTGAGCAGGCTAATATGAGGGTAGACAGTTTTCATGTAGATGCTTTCCTTACAGTTGGTAGTGTGACACACTGTACCACACTATTTTTAAAAAGACACACAATTCAACAAATTTATTTCACACCCCTCGTATTTGTCGGTACTGCTTCACGGCGTTCCTCAGACCATCCTGAGTCTTGGCCTTCTCATCGAGCGCCAGTGCTTGTGCTTGATCCAGTGTGTCTTTCATCAGTATGCGATGACAGACAACTGGTGCGCCTTGGCCCTGACGGCGCAGACGCGCATTGAACTGTTCGTAAAGCTCCAGGCTCCAGTTCAACCCGAACCATACCAATGTGCGACCTGCCTTCTGTAGCCCATCGATCCCGTGTCCGGCGCTTCCAGGGTGAGCCAGCATCAAAGGGCAGTCACCGTTTTGCCATCTGCGCATCGCCTCATTGAGTGCTCGCTCGCTCTTGCAACTGGTCAAGTTGATCGGGTTGATGTCCTTGAACCGGGTCATGATCCTTTCGGCATCTGATCGGTAAGCATAGGCCAGAAATATCTGCTGCCCCATTGACTCCTCGATGATATCTTCCAGTGCGTCGAGCTTGAGACCGTGGATATGTTCCCACAGAGGCATTCCTGCAACCGGATACACAGCGCCATTGGAGAACTGCAAACAGGCGTTGGTGAGCGATGCCTGGTTGAACACCTCCTTAGACTGCCCGTTATCCAGTTGCAAGAAGAACTCACGCTCCATCTGATCATAGCGTGCACGCAGATCATCGGGCATCTCCACCTCAATGTTATTCACGATGAGGTCTGGCAGCTTGTTGTAGTCCTCGGCACTCATCTCCAGAGTGATGTCACCTACCAGATTCTTTATCGTCGTCTCGGTGTCATCGTAGGGCACCTCTTTGTATGGGCCTATCTTGCGGTAAAACCGGGTTCTGAAGGCCGTTTTGCTGACACCTAGACGCTCACCCTTATCCACCACTAAAAACTGCCCATGCAGGTCTTTGTAGCCATTGCTGGCAGGGGTGCCGGTAAGACCTGTGCTCCATACAAAGTGACTAAGCACCTTGCGGATCGCCTTGACTCGATTGGTGACACTGTTCTTACACTTACTCACTTCGTCCCATATCAGACCGTTGAACGGCAGCGGCTTGTTCTTGCCGATGTAGTAAGTCTGTAGCGTTGCCGCCAGCCATTCGAGATTCTCGTAGTTCACCAAGTAGATGTCAGCGGGGCGCATCAGTGCGCGGGTGCGTTGATCCTTGGTGCCTGTCATCATCGAGAATGTCAGGTGCTTCGTGTGTGACCAACGAGCGGCCTCTTGTCGCCACACCAAACGGATCACGCGGATCGGTGCGACTATGAGTATTCCGTTCAGGAAGCCGGTGGACAACAAGTGCACAGCAGAGGTCAGCGAAGTGATCGTCTTTCCTAGGCCGGGGTCCAACCATAGCATCGACGCGGGGTGGCTACACTGGTGGATGACAGCCTTCCTTTGATATTCGTGAAGCAGATCAGGGGTTAGCATTGTGCGCTTTCATACAAACTCCATCACATCCACAATCGCCTTGCCATCGGCCACGTTGTCCACCACGAACACCGGGACGTTCTGCTCCCGTAGGCGCTGGTGTTCACGCTCTTGTGCTGGTGTGGGCTTCTGACCCTCACGTTTGAACTCGACAAATACCACCTCACCCGATGGGGAAATCAGCAGACGGTCAGGTACTGCCGCACGACTGGGACTGGTGAATTTGTAGGTCAACCACCCTCTACTCTTGGCATATTCGCAGACCTTGGACTCAATCTGTTTTTCGAGCATCACGAGTCTCCAGTTCGATTAACAGATCAATGTAATGCTTGGCCTTCTCAAGATCATTGATCCCGTTTTTCTTGCGCCAGCGACATAGATACTTGATCGCATTCGCCTCACAGAAAGGGATATTGTTCGCGTGTATGAACTCGATAGGTTGAATCGGTAATTCCTTGTAATGGTTACCGGAAATTTGAACATCTAGAGCGTTCAGTTCAGACCCAGACATAGCGCCTCCACTTCCTTAACATAGTAGTCAAAATTAATCGGTAACACCGCGTCAGCGATGTCATTGCAGACCTGTACTGTCCACCCGGCACAGATGCCTATGCATCGCCAGTTAGTCTTACCCTTGAGAGGCGGCATCCATTTGTTCAACGGGTTGCCACCCGTAGAGACGTAATAACGAGTGGTGTTCTGCACCTTCTGTTCACCCCATGCAAGGTGGCTGCTGCGGGGTACCTTGGCACGCAGCATGAAGTCCATCTTGTCAGGCCACTGCTCCACCGTCTGACGGATCGGTGCGCCTTCGAGTAGCACCTTCTCTGCCACCTTGGGGACTACCAGGGCGCTCGCATTCTGGTGCCAGCTTAATTTGTGTTCGTAAGCACCTTTGCGCTTGACCTTACCAGATTCTGACAGCGCCACATAATTATTGACATCACGGATCAGCATGATCTTGTAGACTACTTTTTCAAGCTCCAGACCTGTGCGATGCTGCCATGCTGCCGCCACAGTATCCAACATCCACTTCGATTCCCGAGGCACTCGGACGGTCAGACCGTCAGTGTTGATCTGAATCAACGTGAGTCCGGGGATTGTCATCAGCCCCTCGGCCAGCAGGCACAACAGCAACTGACCATTCAGGGTGATAGACATGGTGAACTGCGGGTCGTAGAACACGCTGAACCTGTTGTTGCTGTCTCCATACGTGCCATTAAGCGCCAGCTTCAACATCGCGTTCTCAGCGGTACCCTTGGAATATTGTTTTCGCATCTCGTACAAATGCTTGTAGATGTCACAGAACTCGGTGCCAAGGTGTGCAGGGTAAAACCGATTGGTGATAGCCAGGTTAGGGTAGTACGATGACACATCGAGGTCAACGACAATCTGGTGGTCGTTTGACTCCACCACCTCATTTTCTATGGAACCGTGGATGCCACCAAGACCAAACACAAAGTCGAACCCGTTGACCCGTGCTACCAGATCATTGAACACACCTTTGGTTTCAGTAATGGTCTGCCCCTTGAACCACTCAAGTACCCGTATGAACTCGGGATGGTTGAATTGAACCCACGGTAAGATGGTGTCCTTCAGTACGATGGTGGGTCGAGGGGTCTGTCTGGGTGTACGGCCATCAGGGCCGAATTCATAGCAGGAAACACCAGCCTCCTCCAGTTTCATCTCAAAATAGACTTTGCCTATCTTGGTGTCGTTGAAGTTGATCCAGTCACGACCAGGGTATTTGACGGTCAACTCCTCACGGAACCGGATCATCTCGTGTGACTCATTCAAGAACCGTTTGGTGGCCGCAACGTCGTGATGGTTGTAGTCCTTCAGTTTCAGCACCTGCTCTTGATCAAGATTGCTGCCCACAGGATAAGGCAGGTCACTGATGTTGTCCATGCACATGTTGAACTCAAGTGCCTTCAGACCCGTGGATCGTGCCTTGTTGTCAAAATGATGAACCTTGAACAGATCAATCTGGGGCACGATACGATCAGCAGGTTTGATCGAGTGTGCCCACTTGTCATCATCTTGGGATGTAATGATCGCCTGTGCCTTGTCGTATAAGATACGGGCATCAGCGAAACCCATGCGATACAGGGTGTGCAGGATCGGGTAATCGAAGCCAAGGTTGTTGAACCCGACCATGCGTGCATTGGTGATTCTGAGATAGTTCAGGAACCCAATAATCTCTCTGGAATCATTGCGCCAGTCACTGATCTCGAACATCCATTTTATCGGGTACTCCGCATGTTCCACTGCCATAGTGAACACGTTGGGAAATGTTTCCAAGTCGTAAACATAATCGTTGGTCATTACCGTTACCGTGTAGGTGGGGTCACTGTTGCATCCTCCGGGAACTCCCAGAGGCAGTGACCCCAATTCAATTACTAACCCGCCAAGAACGATGGAAGACCAGGCATCACGGGTGCAGCGGGTGCAGCAGGCGCTTCAGTCACAGCACCGAACATGTTGGTGACATCGGGGGCACCACCTTCACCGAATGCTTCATCGTCTTTAAAGAACTGGACAGCCACCAGATCACAACGGACACCGCGACCGTGCTGGTTCTCCTGCATCCAAATCTTGACGGCAGCATTGACCCGGCAACCACCGTACATCTTGCGGGCCAGTGCCTGATAGGCCATCGTGTTCAGCGGATCAACAGCGGAGCCATCGGCTTGAATCATCTGAGGCTGGCGATCGCTACCGGCGGTGATGTATACGTTACCAGCGTAACCATCATAAGGCTTGAACGTCTTCTTGTTGATCTTCTCCTCACCGAGACCAAAGCAGCGGCTCTTGCGATCAGACTGGATCATCGCCATGACAGACTGTGCGTGTTCTTTCCACTTCTCGGCAGCCAGTGCAGCATAACGCTGCATGAACTGCTGGAAGCCCTGGTGGGCCTGAGGCATGATCAGTTCACAGTTGTAGCTAATGCGCTCTTTGCCGGTCTGCTCATTAACCTTGCGCTGGGGTTCGGCGAGGTGGGGGAAAGACAGACGGACATCAGACAGATAAATAATTTCACTCATTTTGTTACTCCAATTACACAGGTAAAAGCCACGAGGGCAGGGTTTCGGAAGCAGGTGCTTCCACGGCGCTGAACAGGGGTACAGCGTTCAGGTTGACAGCGGGTCGGCTGTCAGATTCAGGGGCGATAGTGAGCTTGCCAGCCAGCTTGCTGACATACTCAGTGTTCAAGGTTTTAAGCTGGCGCTCGGACAACTGCTTGCGAATCTTCTCACCAGCCTTGGTCGCCTCCCATGTCAGCTTCTCGGCCTTGGCGGGGCTCACCAGCTTTGTCTCGAACACAGCAGACTTAGGGATGCCCATCTTGATGAGCTTCTCGGCCATCTGGTCTTCGGGTAGTGCCCATGCACGAGAGCCACGACCATACACCAGCTTGATCCCTGGGATGGCAGCACCAGACTCAAGGCGGCGTAGTGCCTCCTTCTCGACAGCTTCAAGGAACTGTCGCATCAAGGGTGCTGCTTCGATGATGGAGCGAAGCTGCTGATCGTTCATGCTGGTGGGGTCCTTATCAGCAGACTGCTGTGCAAGGTCCAAAGTTTCGGTTACAACAGGTTGGAACATGATACCTACCTCCTTCATTACATCATTGGCGAGGGCAGAACAACCACCCTTGTGTTTACAAAACTTACAGTGATCACCCGATTTCAGTGGTGCAACGGGGTCGTCTGTTGCAGCAGCAGCAGCAGCGTATTTGCCGATACGCTCGATCATATGCTGAACGGGTACCTCGTGCCAAGTAATCGGACTCATGCCTTTGAGTGCGAGCTTGGGTTGGATGACCGTCATGCGAATGCTCTTGAACGGGAAAGTACCGTTCACAGGAATACGCAGACTCGCTAGTTCCCCCAACGCATACAACTCAAGCTGTTCATTGTCCTGAGCGACCACGACACCCATGCCGTCTTTGTAATCGGCAATCTCCAGAACTTCAGCAGAGTGAATCCTCACATCGACAGTGCCACTCAGGTCTTCACGACCCAGCAGCCAAGAGGGGTTGACCTTGGCCTCAGGTTTGATCAGGCAGATACCCAGTGCATCACGACGCTGGCGTAGATAGTCGATGGCTACCTTGACCCTCGCTGCACGATCGGCATCAACGATGAATTCACCCTCGTGGTCTTTCATCCTGATACCGATCATGTTCATCGGGTCGCCCAGATTACTTTCGACGCATTTTTCAAGCACCGTATGGGTATGGGTGCCATCAACTGCGGCAGCACCCGGCGTGTCAGGATACACAGCTTCTTCACGCACTGAGCCTGGACATCTCGTCCAGCGGTGCGCTTTTGAAGGGGATAGTTTGGCGTGACTCATGACTATGCTTTCAATGCCTCAACACCTGCGTAGAACTGTCCCCAGTGTTCAGGACGCAGATCATTGATGTTGCGATAGCCCAAGCTGGCCAACAGCGGCTGGATGCCTTGGCCCTTCTGTGGCCCGATGGCCTTGTATGTGTCGAGCACATACTGAGTCAGGTCTTGGATCGTGTTGAAAGGCGAGGCGACCGGAACAGCGACCGGAGCTGGCGCGGTAACTGAGGCAGGTGCGGCCTGCTGGAACACAGGAGGCGCTGGCATGACAGGTGCAGCGGGGGCTGCTTGTGCAACAGGTGCAACAGGTGCAACAGGTGCAACAGGTGCTGGCGCGGGGGTTGGAGCCTGTACAACAGGTGCAGGTGGCGTTACAGTAGGCACCTTGGCTTGTTCGGCGACAGCTTGCTGCACCTCACGAGGCAAGGCGTCAACAAGGGACTGGAGCACTTTGGTGTTGGCGAGGATGGCTTCAGCGATCATCTGGATGGTCTTTTCATTCATGGTAGATACCTTCGGCGGGTTGGTTACAGGGTGGTTTGATGACAATGCGCCCTTCGATGAAAGCGCTTATCAGTTCGCGCAAGACAAAGCTCGGCCCTCCGTATGCTTGTGCCTTGACGCTGAACAAGGTGCGATCCTGCGGGGTGAGTCTGAAATGCAGGAACGATGATCTGGTGTGTCGTTTCATATTTTTTCCTCTATCTGTTGCCACATTGTAGCACGATGAATTACAATAGTGTCAAGTCTTTTTTAAAAATTTTTATGGAGATGTCATGAACAGACGAAAAAAAACCCCTGGGGATGAGCCAAGGGTTAATGGTTTGGAGACCAAAGAGACAACCAACCGGGGTTATTCTACATGAGCGCGTTACCGAACACAATACAACACCCAGCGTCGGTAGACGCATACATTCGTCACGGGTTCAGCCTTGTACCGATACCGGCAGGAACCAAGGGTCCTCGCACCCAAGGGTGGAATCTGCGGGAAAACGCAATCAGGTCGCAGTCTGATCTGCCGCTAGGCTACGGCATCGGGCTTGCCCATGCTTACAGCGGCACGATGGCGTTCGACATCGACAACTGGGACGCCACCATAGCGCAGGGCATTGATGTCAATACGCTCTACGATGCACCCGACGCGGTGATCATTGACTCAGGGCGACAGGGGCACGGCAAGCTGCTGTACGCGATGCCCTTCGGCATGGCGCTACCATCCAAGAAGGTCATCATCGACGGTGTGACTATCTACGAGCTGCGCTGCGCTACGAGCAACAACCTGACTGTGCAGGACGTGCTGCCGCCAAGCCAGCACCCTCAGACCATGCAGCCCTACCGCTGGGCAGGCAAGGGTCACTGGATGCGACTGCCCACCATCCCCGACCAACTGCTCGATCTGTGGCAGGAGATGCTTGAGTACGATAAGGTGCGCAACATCAGCACCAGCACGTCCATCAACGCATCATGGTCGGAGATCAGGTCGGCACTGGAGTCCATCAGCCCCGACTGTTCGAGAGAGGAGTGGATTAACTGCGGCATGGCCCTGCATTGGGCCGGTATCCAGACTGATCAGATTGACCAAGGTCTGCACCTGTGGAACGAGTGGTCAATACCGTCAGTCAAGTACCCTGGTGAGCGTGAGGTGCTCAAACAGTGGCAGTCGTTCAAAGCCGACAAGGCCACAGCGGTCAAGCTGGGCACCCTGTTCCACATCGCCAAGCAGCACGGGTGGCAACGACCTACACCAGACGCCAGCGAATATTTCACAGCGGTGCAAACGGAACACATCAAGACACCCGCCCAAGTCACCACTGATCTGCGACCACCCCCACCTGATCTTGATATGTCACTGTTTCCCGGCATTCTGAGTCATCGGGCACAGGAGGTCAGTGACTCGGTGGGGTGTGACCCACTGGTGCCCTTGTTCGCGGGGTTATCTGCGGTCTGCGGTGCCATTGACGCACAGAGCCGACTGGAGTTGAAGCCGGGGTTCAAGGTGCCACCTGTGCTGTGGGTGATGACGATCGGTGACCCTGCCGACAAGAAGTCACCCGGCTCAAGGCCCATGTTCAACGTGCTGCGTCAGATCGAGGGGGAGGATCACAAGAGGTTCAGCAACGACAAACTGAAGTTCGAGGCACTAGACGCTCAGTACCAGTCTGCCAAGAAGGCGTTCATCGAGCATGCACAGTCAGCCGATGCGATGCTGTCCAACACCCTGCCGCCGTCGCTCCCACCAGAACCCACCGAACCGGTGGCAGTGAAACTGTTGGTTCAGGACATCACCTCACAGAAACTCGTGCGACAGGCATCCAAACGCCCACGAGGGCTGCTGTGCTACCTTGATGAAATGTCGTCATGGGTGGACAAGGTGTGCGACAAACGCAGCGGGGATGACCGCTCCACATGGACGATCAGTTACGAGTCAGAACCGTATGAGATGGATCGGGTGGGTGCTGGCACGATCTACTGTGAGAACTTCGCACTGTCGATCTTTGGCAACATCCAACCAAGGGTGTTTCACCAGAACGTGGAGCAGTTGTCCAAGGACGGTCTGTTACAGCGATTCATCCCGGTGCCTCTGCGCCACCACATGACACGCAAGGGCAACCCTACCCCCTCGTTCATGAGCACCGAAGCACAGTACGACCAGATGATCCGCTCGGTGCATTCGCTGCCACCCTTAACTTACTCACTCGCTGATGATGCGGCACAGGCGTTCGATGACTTCCAGACATGGTACGAGAGCGCCAAACGCAACGAGCGCATCGTGGGTACAGGCAACAGGTTCATGACAGCATTCGGCAAGATAGAGGGTCTGCTGGGTCGTGTTGTGCTGCTGTGGCATGTGATACACGACCCTTACAACATGCGCGTCACTCTGGACACGATGGAGAAAGCTATCAGGTTCATCAAGACCTATCTGATCCCGTCCCTGCGATACACACACGAGTTTGACCTGGGCGGTGCCGAGTCGTTCGACATGTGGATAGCCGACCATGTTGTCTATCACTGCGAGGAGCAGTTGATGAGCCTGTCGGAACTCAAGCACAGTGCACGCAAGCAGCTCAAGGATATGAACACATGGCAGAAGGATCAGGCGGTGCTCGGTGCCATGTATCCACTGGAGCAGGCCAAGTGGGTGATGCGTATTGACGATGGGTCAAAGGAGCACCAGCACATCGCCCAGTGGGCAATCAACCCACAGATCAAAGAGGTGTTCAAGGATCATCGGCAGAGGGTGATCCGTGCCAAACAGGCCCTGATGGACGAGGTGCGATCGGCTACCAAATCACCAATCCCGAAGGTCAAATACAGCGAGATGTTGGAGGAAGACCCCGATCATTGATGCCGAATGCGTTTTTCGATTGTTGGTCAAAGACAAGAGGGAGGGGGCATCAGTTGCCAACCTCCCTCATTTATTTTGAAACTGAAATTCAAACTTGCGTCTCATTAAGGGTACAGGTTTGGCCCTATAGTGGAAAAACGGCCCTGTGAGCCGTTTTCGACCCCTGGGGCTACTTACCCCTTGGTGGCATCCGATTGGTGCGCCAGAGCTGCCAGTAAGTCGGGTGCCAGGGCTTGCAGGGTTTCAATGACTTCGATCAGCCGCAGAGCCGCAGCATCCGGCCGACGTTCACCCTTTAACCATTTGACATAAGTGTTCACGGGTACGCCTAGTAGATTAGCAAGGCCAGCAGGGGTTAACCCGGAACGGGTTTGCCAGTCTTGTAACCTGACCGGGATAGAGTTGCTTGATTTAGTCATTTTGATGTTCCTAAAAAACCCGGTGCGTTGACCGGGCAGGGTTGATTGATTTGGGTTAGATCAGGTCTTTGTCATCGACATTGTTTAGCACGTCAATCAAGGGCGAATAGTCTTCAGCACAATGAAGCGGTTTAACTTTGATTTTGTGCCATGCAATCATGATCGTGGCCAGGGTTTTGGACCGTAGTTCCAGTCGGTCAGCCAATGCCCGTATCGGCTGACCTTCGAGGCGATCCGATAGCCGGATCATTTCGGCATCGGTAAATAAGTGATGAAAAAACATGGTTCATTGTTCCCCTTTTTCAATAGCGTCAAAGATTACGGACTTGTCATAGTCCGAAGTGACAGACGGAGCGGGATAGTTAAGCCGCTCAAAACAGTCAAAAAAGAATTCTTTATAGGCGTCTGCCGGTCCGTTTTCCCGTTCCCAGGATTCCAGCGTCTCGAGGTCTTCAATCTCGGCCTCCATTGACTCAATCTCATCTTTCAGGTCAATGATGCATTGCAGCAGGTTAGCCAGTTCGACATTGCCTACGGCATACGCATTGCGTTCAAGCTCGGCCCATTGTTCTAAAGTCAAATCTATGTAATCTATAGTGTTCATGGTTAAATCTCCAGTTTGTTAATGATGCGCTGGCGCTCAGCTTTGGCATAAGCCAGGGCTTCGCTTTCCAGCTCTTGCGCCACTGTTGACAGATAGCAATTCGATGTGTTGATGTTGCACTCAATTCCCCACAATGATGCGGCATGATCTGTCAACTCGATGCCGTTGAATGACACCGATAAAACAATGCCACAGAAAAACCATTCTTCCCCGTGCCACTTTTCGACAGCGCGAGCAGAGTAACACCCTGACTCGTCAGGGTGTGAATCCTGGTCATATACGATTGTGGCGGTCAACGTGTAACCATCTTTTGCCCAGGTGATCGAATCACCTGGGCAAGCATAAGAAGCGAATTGTGGAAATTTGGTTTTCATGATGTAAACCCCAATTGAACAGCGACCCCTTGCAGCTCGGAGAATGGAATATCGTGGCAACCGACTACCATAGACCCGTCGTTGCGTATCCCGGTCAAACGATAAACGCCGATAGGGTGTCCAGGGTCAAAGTCCTTATTACCGCTCATAACACGGCCCACCATCGCCCAGATGCTGGCAGCTTGGGTCAGAGGTACGGATGCACCGCGACTCGTTTCGATTTGATCATCCCTGATGCGCAATGCCACGGGCAACCGGCGCAATTCGTATGAGTTGCAAGGCTTGCAATCGCGCCACAGTGCGAGCGTCTCGGTAAGTGACAAGGCATCGATCCGTTCACGCTCTTTTATCGCAGCATTACGCTTCGCGGCTTCAGCTTTGACCGCCACGGCGATTTTCTTCAACTCGGTGGCATCAGTGACTGGCCGGGCGATGCGAAGGTCGGAGCCGACTATTTCAGCGAAACGATTGAACTGGTCAATCTGGTGCAGTGCTCGGCCAATGTAGTAGTCTTTTTTAGATTTTGCGGTGCTCGCTTTGCGCATCAGCGCATCGACTGACAGATTGACGGCCTGATACGATTGTGCAGCGCTGTCAACATCCGGCACAAACACGCAATCCAGGTGTGAACAGGCATACCGTAAATCGGATTGATGCCTTGATGTAGTCACGGACCATGAGCCGCTAGACAGTGCCACGATACCGGGTGCGATGTGCTTGCCTATGCAAGCCGCATAACTGTACGCCCTGGGCAGGGCGTATGAGGTATTTCCAGCGCGGCCCGACGGCTGTACCCGGTTCGCGAAATAGTGATAAACCTCACCGGAGTTCTTTAGTACGAGTCTCATTTCAATTTTTCCTTTCAGGGTTACGGGTTACAGGGTGAAGGTTTCATATTTGTGCAGCGCATACAAAGACAGCGCAACGCATGCCAGCGCCGGAACAGCGAACAAGGGAAAGCAATCGAGCCATGCGGCCAGGTGCAGGCCAGCATAAAGCGCTGGCACCGTGGCGACCATTGCGATAGCGGACAGAGTGAAATAAAAGGTCTTCATAACGATTTTTTCTTTCAAAGTTACAGGTTACAGGCTTTATTGCCTAGTGCGATTATCAACCCAATGGGGTGCCGTGTTGATTGATTGTCACTAAACCCATTGGGTTAACGATAGACTGAGCCTAACCCAATGGGTTGACGTGTCACAATGTTGGGTCTAGTGTGCCCATTGGGTAAGTGTGCCACACTAGCCCATTTTTCCAGTATCGTGTCAGGGTGAATCGGGAAAAGACCCTATTAGAAAAAGTCGTTTAAAAATTGTTCCTGCGCAATGGAAAATCGGTAGACCCTGCCACTTTAACCCAGTGGGTCAGTCAATTTTGTCCCCCATTGGGTCAAATTACCCCACTGGGTCACTTTACACCATAACCCAGTGGGCACCATAACCCAGTGGGTTTAGTCAACCCATTGGGTTATTTTGACCCATTGGGAAGCATGAACCCATTGGGTTATGGTGCCTTATTGGGTGCCCATTGGGTCTATGCGTCACAGTACCCAATGGGTTTACAGGGTCATTAGTGGACAGACCACGGAACCGGGTGGCACTGTTGAACGGGTCTTGATGCAGGGTGCCGGGTGCCGATTGAAAACATCTGCAGGGGGGGGGGAGCCCCAAGCGGCCGCTGTGAAAATGTGACAGGAGGTACCCCGGACACCGTGAATAAAATTTCAACTTGATAACCCATTGGGTAGCACCACGGAAAAAATAAAAAATAAAATTTCCCGTATTCAACTCGTGTGATACAGTAAAGCATGAGCAATTCTGTACTCGACATACCTGACTGGCTTGCACCTGCCTATGCTCCTGACCTCACCCCGGTTGACCACGATCAACTCGTCGAGCAGGGCAGGCAGGATCGCAAGCATCTCCAGCTCCATCAGTTCGAGATCACGTTCGAGCGTGTCATCGAACATATTGCTGCGGGCAACCCCCTCAGTGCGGCACTCGAGGCGATGCCTTACGATCTTGATTACGGTAAGTACCTACAGTGGATACTGAAGGACGAAGGGCGCAAGTCGAGTTATTACGGTGCGCAGGAGATGGGCGCAGAGATCATCGCGGATCAGATGATCAAGATTTCGGATGCGGATGACTCACTCGAAGATGTGGCGAGGTCGACGTTGAGGATCAACACTCGGAAGTGGCTGCTGGGGGTGTGGAACCGCAAGAGGTTCGGAGAGGTCAAACAGATTGAGCAGAATGTCACGATCGATCTGGGTGAAGCGATGCGAGTTGCCCAGGAGAGGGTGGACACTCGCAGAACCATAGATGTTAATGCGAGGATGATCAATGGCTAGAACTGGCCCGTCGAAGGGTGAGCAGGAGCTGATTACCAGTCTGCTTCAGTACAAGTATGACCCGCTGGGGTTTGTGTTGTTCGCATTCCCTTGGGGTGTGGCGGGCACACCGCTGGCGCAGATGGACGGGCCACGTGCGTGGCAGCAGGGTGAGTTCGAGCGCATCGGTGACCACCTGATGCTCGATCGGGAGAAGATGGCGATCGGGCTGCCGCCGTCGCCCGTGTACTTGTCCGTGTCGAGTGGTCGGGGGATTGGTAAGAGCGCGTGGCTGTCAATGGTGGACATGTGGGCCATGAGCTGTTGGATAGGTGCCACGACGATCGTGACGGCTAACACAGAGAAGCAGTTGGTCAGCAGAACGATGGCCGAGCTGGGTAAGTGGCACACGATGAGTATCAACTCGCACTGGTTCGACAAGGCATCGACTGCGCTGCGGCCACACAAGTGGTTCGCGGAGCTGATCCAGCAGCAGTTGAAGATCGACACGCAGTATTACTATGTCGATGCGCAGTCGTGGAGCGAGGAGAACCCGGACGCGTTCGCCGGGGCGCACAGTCAGATCGGCATGGTCGTCCAGTTCGATGAGGCGAGCGGCATCCCTGACCCGATCTGGCAGGTGACCGAGGGGTTTTTCACAGACCTGGCGCCGCTGCGCCTGTGGCTGGCGATCAGTAACCCTCGGCGCAACACAGGCAGGTTCTTCGAGTGTTTCCACAAAGACAGGGCGTTCTGGCAGACCCGGTACATCGACAGCCGCGCTGTCGAGGGGGTGGATGGCGCGGTGTACCAGCGCATAGCAGACAAGTATGGTGAAGACCACGATGTGACGAGGGTTGAGGTCAAGGGGGAGTTCCCTCGCACCGGATCGAACCAGTTCATCGGGCGTGATGCCGCAGACAAGGCGGCGACACGAGAGCTGACCGAGGACGGTGGGGCACCACTACTCGTAGGGGTAGACGTTGCCCGGTTCGGGGACGATGAGAGCGTGATCAGGTTCAGACGTGGCAGGGATGCCCGTACAATCCCGCCGTTCAAGTTCAAGGGGTTCAACACGATGGAGCTGTCTAATGAGGTGGCTGGGTTGATCGAACGGTTCAACCCGGACGCTGTGTTTGTGGATGGCGGTGGCGTCGGCGGTGGCGTGGTCGATCGTCTGAAGCAGATGGGCTATCGTGTCATCGAGGTGCAGAGTGGCGAGAAGGCGTCAGATGATAGTAAGTATTTGAACAAGAGAGCTGAGATGTGGGGAGGAGTGCGCGAGTGGTTGTCGATAGGGTATATTGACAACGATCAGGCGCTGATTGACGACTTGACCGGGCCGGAGTACAGTCTGTCCCTGAAGGGTCAGATTAAACTGGAGACCAAGGACTCCATGAAGAAGCGGGGTTTGGCCTCTCCTGATGATGCCGACGCGCTGGCGCTGACCTTCGCTGAACCGATCGCCCGTTCGGACTCACACCTGATGCGCACCCGCAGCCGACTGGCTGGCAGGACGGCGCAGATGGACTATGATGTGTTTGCTTAACTGAGGATAGAAGATATGAGTGCACTGTTCCGTTCGCCCAAGACCCCTGAACCCCCTCCGATCAAGCCCACGGTGGCAACACCCGATGTGCAGGCAGCCTCGATGGCGACCCGACGCAGGGAGCGTGCTGCCAGCGGTAGAGCTGCGACCATGCTGACGAGCAGCGACGAGCAGTCGGCTGCACCGATGATCGGCACCAAGAAGCTGTTGGGTCAGTAATGGCCGAGTATCTGTACATTACCGAGTTCGAGGATAGTGCGAACTCGAAGTCGGGTGCCCAGATTCAGGTCGGCACGCACCCGGCTGTACAGATGCAGAAGGTGCCCATCGGTAGCACTTCGCAGACCAGTGTCCAGTTCGATGACAGGACGAAGTTCGTCAGGCTGCACGCCACCGCACAATGTCACTTGGTGTTCGGTACCAACCCCACAGCGACATCGAACCACATGATCCTGCAATCTGGTCAGACGGAGAACTTTGGTGTCTCCATGTATCAGAAGCTGGCAGTGATTGCGACGAATGCATCGTCAGTGAACAAGAACGCATTCGATGCGTTCGGTCGTCTGCGCATAGGCACACCTACGGCGATCTGGTACGACACCTTGGAGCATGACCTCTCGCCGCTGCTGTGGTCGGAGGTTGTGGTCGGTACAGGGTCTGGGTCGGTGCACGCGCCTACTAAGTCGGCTGCTCTGATGACCGTGGGAGCGAACCAGAATGATCTGATCCGTCGCACTACCCGTATCCCGATCCGGTATCAGCCGGGTAAGTCCCGGCTTGACTTGTTCACGTGGGGCGACATCAGCCTCGGAACAGGCACTCGGTTCAACGTGGGGGCGTTCTGTTGTGACAACGGGGTGTTCTTTTCGATCAAGAATGGCGACATCTCATGCGTTGTCCGTTCGTCAGTCTCTGGTGTAGCGGTTGACAATATCATCCCGCGCACGTCGTGGAGCTACGACAAGATGGACGGCACAGGACCCAGCGGGTTCACGTTGGACGTCACCAAGGCGCAGATCGGTCACATCGACCTTGAGTGGCTGTCGGTCGGTCAGGTGCGTTTTTCATTTGTGATCAATGGGGTCGCCAGACTGGTGCACGAGCAGCCTCACGCCAACATCAACACGGGTCCGTACATGAGCACGGCGAACCTGCCAATCCAGTATGAGTTGATCAACGAGGACGGTGGTGCGGGTGGATCAGTGTTGGCTATCTGCAACACTTCGATATCTGAGGGTGGTGAGACCGAGGAGAAAGGCTACATCTGGACAGCAGGTAACGGTGTGACTGGTAAGACGATCACACTGGGTGCGGGTTGGATACCTGTTGTGTCTATCCGCAGAGCTGAGTTGTTCAAGACCCTCCGGTATCGTTCGGGTATCGTGACCCCTCGCAGGTTCTCGGGGTACTCCGTGAACGCCGCCGTACAGGTCGGCCTCTTCTATCGTTCGACACTAACCGGTGCGACATGGGCGGCTGTGAACTCCGAGAGTGGCGTGGAGCAGGATACTGTTGCCACGGCGATGACAGATGGGTACTTGACTGACTCGACGTACATATCAGCAGGTGGACAAGGATCGGGTGCGTTCGCCACGGCAGGTAGCACACAGACATTATGGTTGTTGCCCATTGCTAATGACTGGGGTGGTGGCAACCCAGATGTTGTCACGCTGGCTGCTCGTGCCATCGGTGGCACTGCCACTTTTTACGGGTCTCTTGAATTTAAGGAGTCGAGATGATCGACGTAGATAGCATCCTCCAGCGATACTCGCAACTCAAAAACAGCCGCTCGAACTGGGAGTCCCACTGGGAGGAGGTCGCAGAGCGCGTACTTCCCCGGCAGGTAGGGTTTCTCGGAGATCGCACAGATGGTGAGAAAAAGACCCAGAAGGTCTTTGACTCCAAACCGATGTTGGCGCTGGACAGATTCGCGTCAGTCATGGACTCGATGTTGACTCCGCGCCAGCAGAGATGGCACAACCTGCGCACAACCGACGAGGAGTTGAACCGCAACTTCGAGGTGCAGGATTGGTTCTACAAGGTCAACAACATCCTGTACTCCGCTCGCTACAGCCCCAAGGCAAACTTCGCAGGGCAGAACTTCGAGCGGTGGATTTCGGTCGGGGCGTTCGGTACTGGTGCGATCTTTACCGATTTTGACCCAGGCGTAGGTCTAAGGTATCGCACAATCAACCTCAAGGATATCTACCTGCTGGAGAACCACCAGGGGATGATCGACTCGGTGTATCGTTGTTTTCAGTACACGGCACGACAGGCGGCACAGCGTTGGGGGGTCAAGGATTTACCTGAGCGCATTATGAAAGCGCTGGAGAACCCGACCCGACAGAACGACAAATTTGAGTTCCTCCATGTAGTCGCTCCACGTACTGACCACATGCCGGGTAGGGCAGATGCCAAGGGTAAACCCTTTGTGTCCTATTACATCTCGGTGCAGGACAAGGCACTTGTGGCACCCGAGGGTGGTTATACCAGCTTCCCCTACAGTATCAGCCGCTACGTGACAGCCCCTGAGGAGGTCTATGGTCGGTCACCCGCCATGATGGCGCTACCGGACATCAAGATGCTCAACGAGATGGCGAAGACCGACATCCGGGCAGTCCACAAGCTGATCGACCCACCGATCTTGCTGCACGATGACGGCATCTTGGGTGGTGGAGCAATGACTGTTAATATGCGTCCAGGTGGGCTGAACGTGGGTGGTGTGAACCGCAACGGTCAGCCCATGATGCAGCCGTTCGGAACAGGTGCCAGAGTGGACATCAACGAAGCCAAGATGGATCAGCGCCGTCAGGCTATCGACGATGCGTTCTTGGTGACCTTGTTCCAGATTCTTGTCGAGACCCCTCGCATGACTGCAACTGAGGCTCTGATTCGCGCACAGGAGAAGGGGATGCTCCTGACCCCTACGATGGGGCGGCAGCAGTCCGAAGCACTGGGCCCGCTCATCGAGCGCGAACTTGACCTGTTGTCGTTTCACCGAATTCTCCCACCGATGCCCGATGCATTGCGTGAAGCCGGTGGTGAATACGACATCGTGTATGACTCACCCATGAGTCGGATGCAGCGTGCTGAAGAATTAGTGGGTGTGCAGCGCACAATGGAGCTTCTGGCCCCGTTTGCCCAAATCGACCCGAGTGTGCTGGATGTGTTCAACAAGGACGAGTTGGCACGTTTGACTGCCGAAGTCTCTGGCGTACCGACACCTGTCCTGCGCAGCCCCGATGCAGTCAATGCGATTCGTCAACAGCGTGCACAGCAGGAGCAAGACGCCATGATGCTACAGGCTGCACAACCGATGGCGGGTGCGTTGAAAGACGCCGCACAGGCCCAAGCACTACTGACTGGAGCCTAAATGAATTTCAATCCGTTCTTACGATACCGCCAATCAGCATATCGAAAGACATTCGAGACCCCGGAGGGCAGGAAGGTTCTGGCTGATCTCCGACGGTTCTGTCGTGCAACTCAACCCACGGCAGATATTACCAACGTCCAGACCACGTATCTCCTTGAAGGTAGGCGCGAGGTATGGTGCCGTATTCAGGCCCATCTTCAGTTGACTGACGAGGATGTGTACAAATTGATCGAGGATTACCCAAATGACTGAAGCTACTGCCGCCCTTATGGGCGATAACGGTGGTGCCCCTCCCGGCGCTACATCTGGTGCCGAACCACAACCCGAGGTGTGGTCTACATCTTTTGATACCGACACCCAGGCTTACATACAAGCGAAAGGCTGGCAATCTCCCACGGACTTGCTGACAAGCTACCGAAACTTGGAAAAGTTTGCAGGTGGCAGCAAAAATCTGATGGAGTTGCCTGGTGTTGATGCTGACCCAACTGCGTGGGATAGCGTTTATTCCCGGTTGGGTCGCCCGGAGAACCCGGACGGTTACGATATCAAACCACCCGAGGGTAGTGATGCTGAACTGGTCAACTGGTTCAAACAAACTGCGCATAAAAACGGTTTGAGTGACAAACAAGCAGCTACCCTGTTCAACGAATGGAACACGCTGACTGGTGAACGCATGCAGCAGATTCAACAAGCACAGTCGCAACAATCTGAACAAGCGTTAGCCGACTTGCGCAAAGAGTGGGGTCAGACGTTCGACACACAAATCGGTGCTGGCCGTCGTGCTGCACAGTCCTTGGGTTATGGTGAAGAACAGTTGGGCAGCCTTGAATCGAAGCTGGGTACAGCCGACATGCTTAAACTGTTCGCCACCCTGGGCAGCAAGATGGGCGAAGACTCGTTTGCTGGTAGCGATCGGGACGGTGGTGGCTTTGGTACGACCCCTGCCGCAGCGCGTCAGCAGATCGCCGACCTGAAAATGGACAAAAACTTCATGGGTGAATACCTCAAAGGTAATCCTGATGCTGTTGCCAAAATGAAACGTCTGATGGAGACATCATATGGATGAGCGAGAAATCCGACTGCGTATTGTGGAGGCGGTGATACCTCAAGCCTCGCGAGTAGCGATGCAAGACCCAGTGTCCATCATTAATACTTGTACAACTCTGGAAAGTTATGTGTTAGACTCAAAAAAGGGTGAGACTTTACCGGACTCACCGCCTAGACGGAAAACGGGACGGCCTGCAAAGGTAACCGTAGACGAACTGCCTAGTTTTCTTGACCCCACTCGTGGTGGATAAGTCGAATCATTCATCCGGTTAATTGGTTCAACTTTTTGGAGTCTCATCATGAGCTTTGAAGTCACTACTGCATTTGTGCAGCAATACTCCACCAATGTGGGTTTGCTGCTCCAGCAACGCGGTTCCAAACTGCGCGATGCTGTTTCTATGGGTTCTTATACCGGCAAGGCTGCTAAGGCTGTCGAGCAAATCGGCTCGGTCACCGCCCAAGCCCGTACAGCCCGTCACGCTGACACCCCGCTGATCAGTACGCCACACGATGCCCGTTGGGTTTTCCCCACGGACTACGAGTGGGCTGACCTGATCGACGACCAGGATCGTCTGCGTATGTTGATTGATCCCACCAGCCCTTACTCGATCAACGGTGCTTACGCGCTGGGTCGTGCAATGGACAGTCTGATCATCACTTCTGCCCTCGGCACAGCCAAGACTGGCGAAAACGGCACTACCAGTACAGTATTCGACACTTCCAATCAGCAGATCGCGGCAGGTGCTACAGGTTTGACGGTTGCCAAACTACGCGAAGCCAAGAAGATTCTGATGGAGAACGAAGTCGATGTGGAAATGGACCCCCTGTACATCGCCCTGACTGCCGCCCAGATGGACGATCTGTTGGGTACTACCGAAGTGACATCTGCTGACTACAACACCGTCAAAGCGCTGGTGCAAGGTCAAGTTGATAGCTTCATGGGCTTCAAGTTCATTCACACTGAGTTGCTTGGTGTTAATGCCGCGTCTGCCCGTCGTGTGATCGCTTGGGCCAAGTCTGGTATGCACCTCGGCATGTGGAATGACATCAATTCCCGTATCGATCAGCGTGCTGACAAGTCCTACGCCACTCAGGTGTACGTCAAGGGTACCTTTGGTGCCACTCGTACAGAAGAGGGCAAAGTGGTCGAAATTCTTTGCGCTGAATAAGGAGTAAATCATGGCTGAAACTTACGCTGCTGAAGTCGCTGGCTTGGGCACCATTCCTACCACTGCCGCCAATGGTGGTGTGCAGGGTGGCCGAGTGCGCCGCTTTCGTTCAACCATCACCCTGGCTTCCCAGGCTGATGGTGACACTGTGGTGCTGGCTACTGTGCCCGCTGGCTACACGTTCTCCTATGGTATCCTGAATAGCTCGGTCACGCTGGGTGCTTCGACGATTGCCATTGGTGTGAGCGGTACTGCTGGCAAATACCGCGCATCTGCGGTTCATACGGTTACTGTTCCGACCCTGTTCGGTCTGTACACTGCAGCAGATGACGATCCGCTCACGGCTGCTGAGACTGTGATCCTCACCAACGCTACTGCGGCTCTGCCTGCTGCCGGTACGTTGGTTGTGGAACTGTTCTTCTCGGCACCGTAATCAAGGGGCTTCGGCCCCTATTTCAAGGAGAGTGACCTATGCCCAGTGTCGTGGACATCTCGAACAAAGCCCTCGATAAACTGGGCCAAGGTTCGATCACCAGTCTTGATGATGGAAGCAAGTCAGCGAATCTGTGCAACAGAAACTGGCCTCTGGTTCGTGATCAATCACTGCGTGATCATCCTTGGAACTTCGCTGTCAAACGTGCGATATTGGCAGCAGACACCACGGAACCTATCTGGGGGTTCACTTACAAATTTCCCTTACCTGCTGACTGGTTGCGCCTGATTGAAGTGCGAAATTTGTCCACAGGCGACTACCAAGTCGAGGGTCGCGCAATTCTGGCCGACGACGATGCTCTCTACGTTCGGTACATCTACCAAGTTACTGACCCCAATCAGTATGATTCGTTATTTATTGATGCTGTAACCGCAAGACTCGCATTCGAGTTGTGCGAAGCGTTGACTCAGAGTAACGGAAAGAAACAGATGCTTTGGCAGGAGTACCAAGACAATCTGGCCCGTGCCCGACTGGTGGATGGTCAAGAGAACCCACCTGTTGATTTCGAGGAAGACGACTGGGTGTTGGTGAGGTACTGAGATGGCCAAAGCCAGCCCGATCATCTCGTCTTTCAATGCAGGGGAACTGTCCCCGCAGCTCAAGGGTCGTCCAGATATTGAGAAATACCGCAATGGGTGTGAAACGCTGGAGAACTTTCTCCCTCGTGTTCATGGCCCGATTCGCAAACGTCCCGGCACTCGTTTCGTTAATGAGGTCAAAACCTCGACCAAAAAGACCCGATTGATCTCATTCGAGTACAGCACGATCCAGGCTTATGTGCTGGAGTTCGGTGACAAGTACGTGAGGTTCTACGCCAATGGTGGTGTTGTACTCAGTGGTGGTCTGCCTTACGAGATTGTCAGTCCATATGGCGAGAATGATCTGGCTGATCTGGACTTTGCACAGTCGGCAGATGTGATCTACATTGTCCACCCTGATCACATGCCCTACAAGTTGTCACGCTTCGGTGCGACCAACTGGACATTGGCTGCGGTGGTCTTTGACTGGCCACCCTTCAACGATGAGAACACCGACGCCACAACCATCACAGCCTCGGCGGTGACAGGTGCGGGTATCACATTGACAGCCTCTGCCGCCACGTTCACTGCTGATCATGTGGGGTCGTCAATCCGGATTGCTGAAGTTGCAGCATCCAAGTACAACCAGTGGACAGTGGGTGTGGTGCACGCGGCCAGCGCCATTGTGCAGTACCAAGGCAATGTTTATCAGACGGTTGCTGGTGGTACAGCAGGATCGCGTCCACCTATTCACACTAAAGGCACCGAGAGTGACGGTGCTGTTAACTGGTTGTTCCTGCACGATGGGGCAGGATACGCCAGGATAACCGCATACACGAGCACCACTGTTGTCACGGCTACCGTGGTCAAGCGGTTTCCCGAAAGTGCGCTGACACCCGGCACAACCAAATGGTCAGAGGCTGCATGGTCGGACAGCAACGGCTATCCTCGCACCGTCACCTTCTATGAAGATAGGCTGTGGTTTGCGGGGTCTGCTGCCCGTCCTCAGACCTTGTGGGCATCAGTCAGCGGTGATTACGAAAATCACAAGTACGGCACCCAGGATGATGATGCGTTGAACTACACCATCAACACACAGGACATGAACACGATTCAGTGGCTGGCACCCCAGAAGGTTCTGGCTATCGGGACATCCAGTGGTGAGTTCGCCCTGAGTGCCCAGCAGATCAGTGATCCTGTGACACCCACCAATGTGCGCATCACACCACAGACCACTTACGGCAGCGCCCAAGGGATTCGCCCGTTACGTGTTGCCAACTCGATCTTGTTCCTGCAACGCGCTTCTCGTAAGGTGCGCGAATACGTTTACGACTTCAACACCGATTCTTTTGTCGCGCCAAATCTGAACATCCTTGCCGAACATATCACAAGTGCAGGTGTTCGTGACATGGTGTATCAGCAAGAGCCGTACCAGATTGTCTGGACACCGTGTTCATGCGGCACACTGATCGGTCTGACCTACGAACGTGCCGAAGAAGTGGTTGGTTGGCACAGACAGAATGTCGGTGGTGAAGTGGAGTCGGTGGCAGTCATTCCCCACTGGGACGGTGACCAAGACGTTCTGTTTATGGTTGTCAAGCGCACAATCAATGGCAGCGAGGTTCGGTACATCGAATACATTGAAAAATATCTCAGTGACTCATACTCGTTCTTTGTGGACTGCGGGTTGACCTACGACGGTGCCCCCGCCACAACCATCAGCGGACTTGACCACATTGAAGGCGAAGAAGTAGCAGTGTTGGTCGATGGTGCAGTGCACCCGAATGTCACAGTGACTGCTGGCGCGATCACACTTCAGTACGAAGGGTCTATCGTTAATGTGGGTCTGCCGTACACCGCCACAGTTAAGACCATGCCCCTCGAAGCTGGTGCTTCCGATGGTATCGCACAGGGCAAGACAATGCGCCTGAACAACATAGTCATGCGTCTGTATGAGACGGGTGCTGGGCTCTGGTATGGCCCGGATACAACGACGATGGACGAGTATCAAATGCGTACAACCACCTCGTTGATGGACAACCCTGTCCCTCTGTTTACAGGCGACACGAGTCTGTTGCCGTGGCCCGGTGAGTATCAGCAGGCTCCTCAGATAACTTTACAGCACAGATTACCTTTACCGTGTACTATTGTGGCGTTGATGCCTCAACTGCACACATATGATCGTTAGACCTTGGATGCTGGGTGACTCTCAGCGTATCGTCCTACAACCCGCACAGGAATACATGTACGGGTTCCCGGAGTTACACGCAGACATAACCCACTTGTCAGAAGCAGGTCTGGCTTGGACAGCGGAAAACGAGGGTGAGGTAATAGGGATTGCTGGATTGGCCCCACAGTGGGAGAATAGGGCAATAGCATGGGCATTGATTTCAAAGTCGGCAGGTAAGCACTTTCACGTTATTCATAGGGCAGTGAAACGGTTTCTGGATGTCTCATCCTTTCGGCGCATCGAGGCTAATGTGGACGTAGGGTTTGAAGAAGGTGAGAGATGGATGAAGATGCTTGGTTTTGAGTATGAGGGGTACATGAAAGCCTATCGCCCAGATGGTTCAGACATGTTACTTTTTGCGAGGATTCGATAATGGCGTTTTTAGCTCCACTAGCATTCGGTACGGCAGCGACCACCGCAACGGCGGCAACGGCAGCAACAGCAGCAACGGCAGGTCTGTTTGGCACCGCAGGCGCATTCAGCCTCGGCACCACCCTAGCCACTGCCGGTGGTGCGCTGGGTGTCATGGGTGCACTGCAGCAAGGCCGAGCCGGGTCGTCTGCAGCCAATTACAGCGCCGAAATGGCACGCCGTGAAGCAGAGTCGAAAGAGGCTCTACAGCGCAGGCAGGCGTCCCGGCAGATCGCAGGTACGAGGGCAGGTATCTCCAAATCGGGCGTGACGTTTGAGGGCACACCCTTGATGGTTCTGGCAGAGTCGGCAGCCAACGCAGAGATTGACGCACTGAACACCCGACAAGGTGGTCAGATGGAGTCTGAGTTATATCGGATGCGTGGTGCCGCAGCAAGACAGGCGGGTTACATCACCGCTGGGGCATCGCTGCTCTCTGGTGCATCCAAGTTCAGATAAGGGGTAAACAATGCCACGATTAGATATTTATGAGCAGCAAACTGTAGCCCAAGGCCCTCGCGCCTCGGGTCTTGAGTTTGGTGCAGGAATCGGTCAGGCCATGCAGCAGGCTGGTAGTGTGATGGAAGACATCGGTGTGACCATGAAGCGACGGGAGGATGTCATCGATCGTGTGCGCCTGACTGGCGAGTTTGAAAAGTTCGCTGGTGAGTCTTTGACTGCTCTGGAGGGTGAAGACCTCGCTAACAAGGCTACTGTCGACAAGTACAGCCAAGGTGTGCGTGAAAAGGTTGACCAGATTGTCGGGATGCATGGTGGTACGTCTGCCAGTCGTGCTGAGCTTAAAGCGCAGTTACTCAATCAGGCAGTTCAGTACGAAAAGTCTGCAAGAGCAGGTCAGGTTAAAGCCCAGCACACACTGGTCGGAAACTTTGTCGAGCAACAGGTCAACGCACTGTCGTCAAAGGCAACCATCGCACCTGATGTCATGGGAGACACGTTCGCGGAGTTTGACAACGCGCTGCGTACATTTGAGGGGGTGATGTCACCTCAGGTGATAGAGCAATATCGCACAAGTGGACGGGAGAAGATCGCTCAAGGTGCTATCAACGGATTGCTTGCGAGAGGCCAGTGGCAAAAGGCGTCCGATGTGATGAATAACCCTGAGGTAATCAAAGTCCTGAGCCCCGATGTTTCGCGCAAGCTGCGAATTGATGTCATGGTGGACGAAGGTAACGCAACCGCTGAGACAAAGCGTCAAGAGGATAACATCCGTCGCCTGACCTTGTTGACAGGACGCGATTTGTCGCCAGAAGAGCAAACTAAAGCCGGACTGTTGCCCCCCAAGAAGGACAGGACACCTGCCGACGAGATTGCAGAACTTGAGATCGTCAAAGGTCGCCCAGCAACTCAGACAGAGGTCGATAAGATTTTCGGCACTTACGTTGACGGTGGAAGCCAGAACACGATGTTTGGTAACAGTCTGGAAGGCCGAGCCATATCCTTCGTGACCGAGAACGCTGCTGCTTACGCCAACGGTATGCTTACTTCGGAACAAGCGCGTCAATTTGAGTCAAGTGTTGCGGTCGCATACGGTCCAAAACAAGACCCTGTTACCGGCAACTACTACACACCGACAAAGCCTGCGTTTGTGGCTCAAGCTGTGAATCGCGGAGGCTCGATGTACGGCGGCACGATGCAGGCACCCGCAGGCCAGCCGATCCCTCCGGGGCAGCAGGCCATGCCCGGTCAAACTGTGCAGCTTGACATCGGTGGCCGTCCAATTGGTCAGGGTGTAGTTGGTCCAAATGGCGAGTGGACAATCCCGGCACCTCCTGAAAGTGGAGCAGCGGGTGGTATACAACCTGCTCCGGTTAAGGAGCCGACAATCTGGGAGATGGCTGAGTCCATGTCTGGCCCAGGTGCTGCCGTGGCAGCAAGTGCTGAAGGTATGCCCATCATAGGTGGCAGGCTTGGTCCTGCTGTGGGGGAAATGTTGGACACACCTTCTGCCATCACCACCAATCGTCAGTATGTGCGCACACAGATCAGCCAGATGGTTGATGCCTTGTCGATCAACCCGCGTAACCCAGTTGCGCTGGTAGAGATGATTCGAAAAGAGTTGGATGTTGATCCCAAGGTCATGGACAACCCGGCAGCTTATCGTAAGCGGCTTGAAGGTGTCAACCGTGCCCTGACCGAACGGTTGATTGAAGAAACCAATGCTGGTAACAACCCAGACCTGCCAGCGAAGACCCGTCAGGATGCGTTGACCGTTGCTGACAGCCTCCGCAACTTCCAGAAGAAACTCATGCCCCCGATGGTGAAGAACCGGGCTGAAATAAAACAACTGGGACTGAAATCGGGTGACAAGTTTGTCGATCCTAGCGGTAAACTCCGAATGATCCCATGAGGTAAATATGGCAACCACAAACGAATTCGATGATTTCCCTGAGGTTGGTCAATCATCATCGCAGGCAGTGAACGAGTTTGCTGATTTTCCTGAAGTCGGTGATGGTGCAGGTGCTGCTCAGAACTATGGCACGCTGAGCCAGCAGGGTGCCGCTGGTCTGGAGGCTGGTGCGGGGGCAGCCATTGAATCGACTGGCATGATGAGTGGTGCGATTTTGGGTGCCAAAGCAGGCACGATGGCTGCACCTTTCCTCGGTCCCTTTGCTCCTGCTGCTCCCATCATCGGTGGCATCGTTGGTGCAGGTGCTGGTATGTATGCAGGCAGCCAAGCCCGTGGAGGGCTCGGTCTACGCACCCCTGAACAATTTGAACCCGGCCTGCGGCCCGGTGCGTACACAGGTGAAGCGTTTTTGGGTGCACTGCCTGTTGCTGGTGCCCCATACGCAGCGATTCAGACGGGTTACCGATTCGGCCAGTCGAAGGTGGGCCACTATCTGAACCAGATCATCGAAACTGCACGAACACAACCTGTGCGATTCGGTGCCGCCGAGGTTTCTGCTGCTGCATCCGCTGCCTTGGCATCAGGTGTGGCTGAGATAGTTGCACCCGGAGAAACAGGCGTTCGCATGGGTGCCGAGGTCACTGCTGGTTTGACCAATCCTACTCGATTGACTGTTCAGGCATCGAATTACACACTCGGAAAGATCAAGCAGGTCGCGTCTTCTTTCAGTGCTGCTGGTCGAGAAACAGCAGCAGCCAAGATTCTGGCCGATCTCGCAATGCTTGAAAAAGAAGACCCTTTGATGTTAGCAAGGATTTTGAAAAACCCCGCCATTGTCGGGAAAGATGTTATAGATTTAACCGCTGCACAACAAACAGGTTCTTCCGCACTTGCCGCACTGGAAAAGCATTTGACAAATTCGAGTGCCCAGTTTGGTGCTGAGGCCAAAAACAAAGCATCGGCGGCATTAGACAACATTCGTACTCAGATCGTACTGCTACGTTCGACTGGCGACCCGGCGGCACTCACTGCCGCAGCGGAGATTCGCAGCGTCTATTACCGCACACTGATCCAAGGTCGGCTCGATACGGCCACAAATACAGCCTCAGACTTCGCTCGTGGTATCAACCTGCTCAACCCTGAGAACAAGGTTCAATTGGGTGTTAAAGCCAGAGGGGCAGTTGATCTGGCTATCAAGGATGCTCGCAAGGCAGAGAGTGATCTGTGGGGCAAGATCGACAGTACACGCAAGATAGGGGTGGAAAACGTACAGAAAACACTCGATGATATTTCTTCCGAGTTGTTGCCTGAAGTACGCAATGAGAAACTGCCACCTCTGGTTCGCAAATTCCTTGACCGAATAAACAAACCCGGCGAACCCTCATTCGACTATGACCCGCAGACCATGATTCTGGTGGATCGTGCATCAGATGTCGGTGTGTCCAATGTCAAGGAGATGCGCCAGCTTCGCAGTGAGTTGTTGGACATGGCTCGCACCACAACCAACGCGGGTGATTTTGGGCAGGCTCGAATCTACAACAATCTGGCCGAGGCTGTGCTGGACGACATGGACACCGCGTTTTCCAAAGCTGGTGACACTGCATACGATGAGGCTCGTGCTTTCTCGCGCGAGTTCAACGATGTGTTCACTCGCAGCTTCGCTGGTCGCGCTACATCTACAGGTAAGTACGGTGACCGTATCGCACCAGAGCTTCTGATGGTCAAGGCACTGGCTTCAGGCAAGGAGGCAGGTGCCATCCAGATGCAGGAGCTTGAAGAAGCCACCCGGTTCATGGTCACTCGTGGTCTAGGCACCAACGAGGCAATGACTCAGATGCTGGACGCACAGGAGAAGATGTTGCGCTTGGCTGCTGCCGATGCCGTCGAAGAAGTGGTTGATCCGAAGACGGGTACACGACTCATGCAGGTGAACCCGACCCGATTGAAGAAATTCCTCAAGGACAACAAGCTCTTGATGGATCGGTTCCCTGAGGTGCGCAACGACATCAACGCTGCTGTTCTGTCAGATGAAGCACGAAACCGCATGGTGACTCTCGCACGCAACCAAGTCAATATCATCGAGAAGCAGAAGGCGTTCGGAAAGATTCTCGGCTCCGATCCTGTCACTATGGTGGGCAAGGCTCTCATCTCCCCGACGCGGGAAGAACAACTCACCGCCATACTGGCAGTAGCAAAGCCGGGTGTTACCGGCAAGCTGGGACGCCAGATGAAGGTGGCACCAGATGCCATGAAGGGTGCCACAGCATCCGTGTATGAGGCTGCTCTGCGCCACTCAAGTGACAGAAACGGTGTACTCAATCTGGCTCAGATGAAAGGCTTCCTGTTCAACGCATTCGATGGTC